ATGAATAGCTTGAAACGTAATGGATATGATTTCTGCAAGTGGTATAAAGAACCAAGTGCTTGTCATGATTGTGCCTTGATAGGTAATCAAGATAATGGTTGGGGTAAGGGAATTTATAAGGTTAAAGATGTTCCCACAATTCCTGTTCATCCTAATTGCAGATGTGCGGTTGGTGCTTATTGGGTGGATAAAAAGAATAATCTTTATGAAACACCAAACTACAATGAACAATCAGAAGAATCTGGAAGAGTCAAAAAGGTACAAGAGAATAATACAGCTAAACTTAATAGATTATTTAATAGTTTAAATATCAAGACGGCTAAGGTAGATGATATAATAGAACTAGGAAATGCATTCAACAAGGAGTACAATATTCGAGATAATCTTGAAGATAAGAGTTATATTTCAAATGCACTCTCTAAATACCGTGATGTTGGGGAAGATATACTAGAAAAAAGTTGGGCTAAAGGTTCAAATAGGCAAATAAAGAATGATTTAAAACAAGCATTTAGCCATTATCCTAAAGAATGGTCTGAATATCTTGATGATGAGTATATGCTAGCTGGTAAGGATAAGGATCGTGGATTTTATATGAGATGGTATGCTACTCCAAATGGTAATACCAAAACGCCTACATGGCTTGTCAGGGGTAATAGGTTACGTGAGGGTGTAACTATGGATCAATATAATAAATTTGGAGAAGATTTGCATAATGGTAAATATAATTCAGTCTATTCAACTGGAAAACGAAAAACTACAGTATGGCATGAGATAGGTCATTTTGTAGAGGAACATAATAAAGATACACTTAGAATTTCAAAAGAATTTGTATCAAGAAGAACTAAAGGCGAAAGAGAAGTAAGACTTAATGAAATTTTTCCTGGTTTTGGTTATAAAGATAATGATGTAACTCTTAAAGATGATTTTATTTCGCCATATATTGGTAAACAATATTCAGATGCCTCGGAAGTTTTATCTATAGGGTTAGAATCTATATTTGAACCAGGAGAAGGACAATTAAAGAGTATAAGTAAAGAATACAATTTTGTTAAGATTACTGAAGATGAAGAATATTTTAATCTAATTTTAGGAATATTATTAAAAGGGTGATTACCATGATATATGAAGATGTAGAACTGATGAAACTTACTAAAGAACTTACCGTTGTGCATAAAGAATACGAAAATAAATTTGGAAAAGGTAGTTTAAATTACCGAAGAGGACATAATGATCCAGTCCATCCAAATGTTGAAGATATCAAGCAAGACATAGAAGAGATTAATAATGCTATCAAAACAGGTAAAAAATTACCAACGATAGATGCTGAACTGTGGAATAAGTTAATATTTTAATAAGAGCATTCACATTGTGGGTGCTTTTTATTTTGCCTTTTTCCTGTTTGCAGGCGTTAAAGAACAACTGAGTAGTCTCCCAAGGCTTTAACTGCGAGAAGAAAGGAGTTTTCGTAATGGATAACGAAAATCAAGATGTAGAAGTTGAAAAGACTAATGAAGAAGTAGAAAGCCAAGACAATGCCGGCAAAGTCGAGGAAGATAAAGCTGCTAAAACAAAGGGAAGAATATAAATTGGATTACACAAATGAATGTTTCTGATATAATTAATGGTGTAAGTAAGGGAGAAATAAATCCTGGATACGGGCATCCTATTGAATATTGGGCTAAGTATAAGATGCAAGCTGTTGAATTTTTTGCAGAAACAACTAGCGCTATGATTAATAATCCAGAATCGCTGTTGCAAATTAAAAAAATGTTCCCAAATGCTTATAAGGAATATTTAAGAGTAGTGGAGGATATTGCTAATGGATAATATTTTAAGAACAGAATTAAAGCAAGATACTAGAGATTTTTTCTACGGAAAAAATTTTACAGAAGAAATGATTGATGCAATAACAGACTACGCTATTAAATTTGGACACTATCCTCCATTTGGGTTCTATAATCCAAAGGTAGAGGAATTACAAGAATGTATTAAAAAAAATAAAACTTATGGTGAGTTATTTGCAAATCTTTCAAATGTTACTGTTTAGTTAAGCATTCACATAAAAATAGTGTGGGTGCTTTTTATTTTGGAAGAATTGTGAATATTAGTATTAGACGACTAGCAATAGCCGTCTTTTTTTATGCCTTTTTCCTGCTTGCAGGCGTTAAAGAACAACTGAGTAGCCTCCCAAGGCTTTATTAAATGCGAGAAAGGAGTTTTCGTAATGGATAACGAAAATCAAGATGTAGAAGTTGAAAAGACTAATGAAGAAGTAGAAAACCAAGACAATGCCGGCAAAGTCGAGGAAGATAAAGCTGCTAAAACAGTCGAAAAACTTCAAAAACGTTTAGGTAAATTAACTGGTGATAAGCACGACTTAGAAGAGGAACTAGCTAATACCAAAGCTGAGCTCGAAGAGTATAAGTCAGGTAAAAAGACAGTGAAAAAGTTATCTGAAGAAGATAAGGCTAAAAAAGAACAAGATGCTAAGGATAAAGAACTTGCAAGTTTACGTGCTGAATTAGCTCGTACTAAAGCTTTAAGTGAAACAAGTGACGTTCTAAAAGAACAAGGCTTAGATGTTTCTACTGATGTTTTAAACATGGTTGTAAGTTCTGATAATCAAAAGACTTACGCTAATATTGACGCTTTAGTTTTATTCGGAGAACAAATTGCTAACCTAGTTCGTGCTGAATTATTAACCGGTAAGACACCTAAACGACAAACTAAACAAAGTGCTAAAGATGATTTTGCTAATGCACTAGGACTTAAACAATAGGAGGAAAACTTATGGCTACATTTAATTATGTGACAAAAGATAATATGGGTGCGACTCTTGACCATAAAATCAACCAAGGGTTAGTTACTACTGTTTTAGGAACACCAGATGTTTCTTTCATGAATGGTGGTAAATCATTTACTTTACGTGATATTACTGTTTCTGGATTTAAACCACATTCTCGTGGTAAGGGATGGAATTCTGGTGAAATTACAGACAGTAAGACGGTTTACACAATGACACAAGATCGTGATATTGAATTTTCTGTAGACCGTCAAGATGTTGATGAAACTAACCAAGAATTATCTATGGCTAATGTTTCTCGTGTATTTATTGAAGATGAAGTTCAACCAGAAGTTGACAGTTACCGTTTTGCAGTAATGGCTCAAGCTGCTAACAAGAAAGGAAATACTGACAAGACTAAATTAACAACATCTAACGTGTACTCTAAGCTTAAAGCTGCAATTTTACCACTCCGTAAATATGGTTCAGCTAATATTGTTGGTTTTGTATCTTCTGCAACTTTAGATTTATTAGAACGTTCAACAGAATTTACTCGCAACATCACTAACCAAAATGTTGGCCAAACATCACTAGAATCACGAGTAACTGATATTGATGGAGTTAAACTTATTGAAGTACAAGATTCTGACCGCTTAAAAACTTCATACAACTTAACTGAAGGTGCTAAGCCACAATCTAATGCAGTTGATATTAATTATTTATTTGTTGTTAAGCAAGCAGTAATTCCTGTAGTTAAGGAAAATGCTGTATTTATGTTTGCACCAGGAGAACACTCTCAAGGCGACGTATATCTATACCAAAACCGTCTTTACCATGATATTTTCATCAGAAAGTCAATGGAAGACGGTTTATTTGTAGGATTGTCTGCTGATATTCCAGCAAATCAAACAGCTACTGTTGCAGGTGGTGCTTAATAGGAGGTGGAGCTAGTGGATAGTGTAATCGAATTACAAGATTTAAAAACTATGCTCCAGTTAAACACAACAGACCAGGATGGATTACTAAACCTAATCATCAAAAACACAACTAAAGCTTTGAGATTTAAGCTAGGTTTGAATGCTGGAAAGGAATTTCCACAAGAACTAGATTATATTGTGCTTGAAGTCTGTGTGCGTAGATATAATCGATTAAAAAATGAAGGAATGGCTAGTTACTCTCAAGAAGGAGAGTCTATCACTTTTAAATCAGATGACTTTGATGATTTCTTATCTGAAAGTATTAATCTTCGTTGGGGTGCTAAAACTGATAGTGATTTGATTGCTACTTTAAATCCCGGAGATGTAGTAACATATGATGCATTTTCTAAACATGATGGATATGTATGGTTACGTCAAGTTCGAGATAATGGTCAATTTGGTTATCTTGCATCCGGAGAATGTGATAATAGTGATAAGTGTATAAGTAGCTGGGATAAATTTGAATAAATAATAAAGCTCATCTAGTCCTAAAAGGATGGATGAGCTTATTTTTATAGCAAAAAAAGCAGAAGTTGGGTTGCTTGCCACCGCATCTGCTTAAGGGTATCTGATCTATTCGTCAAAGATTAATGTTTACGCTTATAGCGATTTTTTATCTTATCCGAAATAATGTCAGATATGATATTTGTTAGGATAGTTAGTCCTAACATTTGTAGTAGGTTTAGCAAGAGGTGTACACCTCAATTCTGGTACAGATTAAGATAGTTAATCTTATGTACCAAAAGACATTATACACTAGGGATATAAGTTAAAAAAATATTTAAAGTGATTTATTGACAAATTTACATGCTGCTATATAATTTAAGTAGTAGGTTAGTAAGAGGTTAGTTACCTCAAAAAAGAAGTTGTGGTTAGTTACCATCTATTTCCTCCTTTCTGTTATTCCAACAGAAAGGTTTTTTTTATTATTCTTAGAAAATACAAGACACCTTGTTTCTACTATATATATGAGTAGAGGCAAGGTGTCTTTTTTTGCTAACAGTCTTCTTGAACTTTCTTAGTATGCAAAAAGTATGCACTTTTTAGGTGTTTATTTAATAGATCCTTGATATATAAATGTTCGTGTTGAAATGTCATAATTTTATAGTATAATAATGGCAAAAATAGAGAATAGATGGTGGAATGATGGATTATTTAGTTATTAAGGCAATTATTTGGATATTCTTTATACTATCAGCAATTTTGGAAGTTAATTATAAGAAAAAATATGGTGAATTAGATAAACGAGCTAGAAAACAAGTAACATTAGGAATATTTCTAATAGTAACTACAATATTTGATGAAGGCTATGAAAATAAAATACTATATACGATAGTATCAATAGCATTGTTGGTATATATAGTCTTAGTGATGTATAGATTAGTTATGGCTATTAAGGATAGGAAAAAATAATAAGAAAGGTGATAAAGCAAATGAAAGCAATCTATAGAGGTAGAAAGGTAGATGTTTGGCAAGTGAGTAGAGATAATGTCCAACCTGATTGGGTAAAATATGCTTTTGAGCATAATGGATTACGATGGCTGCATGGTAGTGGTAATAAAGTCAGAATTTATTGGCCGGCAGTTACTAGGGCAAAAAAAGGAATAATACGAACTATTTTGAATGGTATTTCAGCTTCTCTTGTTAGTATAAATGGTGGCAGCGCGTCGATGTATGATATTGGCTTTGAGGGAGATGTTATCGATTTTACCAATTCTAAGGTTGTTACAGCCGAAAAGTTTGCTAAGAAGTATCGGGTAGTGTCTGAAGAGTAAACAGCATATTATTTGAAGTTAGCCCCAAAAATTAATATGAGAAATAAAGTTGCAAATTTTGAAGAAAGTTAAATATAAAGATAGGACCAATTAGAAAATTTATGCAAATAATTGATTTTTCTAAATCAAAACGATAATTTTGCATAAATTAAAAAATTGGTCCTATTGCTATATTAGATATTTTATTTTTTATCCCAATTTTTTAAACTCAACCCTGTCCATACAGTGATACCAATATATAGAACTAGAAAAGAGACCAACGCTATAATACGTTCTAGTTGCTTAGGAATAAGTCGGGGAATAGGAAGTTTAAATAGTGGCTGATGATAAATAGGAATTACACCTAACTGTGGTAGAACAGAATTTTTATTTTTCTTATTAGTAGTTGTAGCTGGATTCTGAATTTTTTTAACAGGTTTAAATGGTTGTGAAGTAGTATTAACCAATTCAGTAGTATTTTTTTCCTCTTTAAGTTGGTTTATGTTTGTTGGTATAGGCTTAATAGTTGGTTCAACATTTTGATTATTTGTAATAACAGTATTTGAAGTATTTGCACTTACAGTTTTCTTTATGGTATAGGAATCTGCCAATTTGTTAGTATCTGCAGAAAATAAAAAGTCGTAAAATTCTTGTCCTGTTTTTTCGCCACCAACCTAAGCACTAACCAACTTACCATTCTTTAAACGCATAGTTGTAGGGTTTATAGTAATCTCAAGGTTGAATGTAAATTTAACAGGAAATAGTAAGTATGCAGGTTTTCTGTTATTAATGTTAATAAACTTAGGTGGACTTATGAGAGTTTCTATACTAACAATGCGAGGTATAATTTTATTAGGAGCGTTAGTTGTTTTTGTCATTATGTTAGTTAAAGAAATTATGAAAAATAGGAAATATAATTAATTGTAAATAGGGTTGGAATTTAGAATATTCCAACCCTATTTATAAAGTATATTCTTTTAATGAAAAATGAAACCTAATAAGTATATTAAACTTTCAAATGTTTATTTTAGTTTACTGTATTTCATAATAATCATTCCTTACTTAAATATCATTATTAGTATGATTATATACGTATTTCACAGTAAAAGAGAAAAATGTATTAAATGTATGAAATTATGTATTAAGCAATAATTATTATTGTAGAGTAGTGTTTGCTTCATGAACGTATTCACTAAAATCAATATTCAACAAATTTTGACGATAATATACTAGCGATTTAATAGATAGATGAAGATGATTCAAAAGCTCAATTTCAGACTTATCTTTATTAGTAAGGAGATAATTATAGATATAGCTTTGTCTTAATTTTGAAGGAGCTAGTGTCATATTCAAAATTTCTTCATCAGGTCTAACTCTCATTAATAATGAATTTAAAGAATTCAATGGTTTTTCAGGATCGTTTTTTAGTGAGAATACGAAATAATTATCAGGTTTTACTTCAATATTATCTAGCAAAATTCCAGTATTTTCTGTATTAAAGTTTCGAAGCTGTCCAAAAGTAATATTAAGTAATCCCTTTGGTTCGATATTTTGAGAGATTAGAAAAAGTTCTAATTTTGCATCATCAGAAAGTTCCGCAATTTTGAAAATTTCAGGTAGATATTGCTGCCAACCAAGTGTAATATTGGTGTATTTATTGACTTTGTAGGTTTTTAAATCAATTAAGGGATATTCATCAATTAAATGATTACTATAAAGAAAAGTAAAATACTTTTTTAAGTGGAAATAATATTTATTAGCAGTGTTAGCAACAATATGATGTTGTTCTTGAATGTTTACAAGATAGTTAGTAATATCTTGAGGCCGAACAAGACGAATATCATTACCATGTTCTGATTGACTATAAAAATAGTTATAGAAACTATTGACGGTATAATCGTACAACATTACGGTACTTTCGCGATAATGTTTAACATCTTTAGCCCAAGATAGAAATTTTTCACGATAAGGATACTCCATATATAACACCTCACTAAAAATTACGTTGCAACTATAACTATTGAAATTATATCACATATAAAGATACCCTCAAAAGTGTTATAGAGAATCTCTTGAGGGTATTTTGCATAATTAACTTAAATATTGAGTAAAGAGATGCATATAGTTCGGTAAATGCTAGATAAGTTTATTTTTTTAAAATTTTACATTTAATTAAGTGTTAGTTATGGTTAATTTACATATAAATAAGGTTTAATATTTATAAATAAGTATTTGTAATTAAATAATTAAAAAATATTGACAAAAACATTTTATGGGCGTAATGTAAAAGCGTATTGATGACCATAATATAGGGGTTGATAGCGATGAATTTTGATGATAATGAAGAATTAGTAAATAAGCAAGTTGACATGAATGCTTATTCACACAACTTATTAAAAGAAAAATATCCTACGAAACAAGATGTGATTACTGAAATTATGAACTTGGAAGCAATTTTACATCTTCCAAAGGGAACTGAACACTTTGTAAGTGATTTGCATGGGGAGTATACAGCATTTGATCACGTTTTAAGAAATGGTTCTGGGAGTATTAAACAGAAAATTCAAGATTACTTTTCAGATAGAATGACAGAACAAACGATGCAAGATTTTGCTTTGCTAATCTATTATCCTGAAGATGAGCTAGCCTTAGTAAAGAAAAAATTACGTACGGAAAATGAGCTACAACAATGGTATCTAGATAATATTTCACATTTATTAGAATTTTTAGAATTATCTGGGAGTAAGTATACACGTTCTAAAGTTCGTAAAGCTTTAAATCCTAATTTTGTATATATAACAGAAGAATTATTATATAACGATCCTCAAGAATTTAATAAAAGAAGTTATATTAATCAGCTTTTGAAGAATATTTTGAAACTAGACCAAGCAGATAAATTTATTATTGCTACCTGTTACACAATTCAAAGATTAGTAGTAGATCACTTACATGTTCTAGGCGATGTTTACGATAGGGGAGAAGAACCAGACAAAATTATGGATAGATTGATGAATTATCATTCTGTCGATATGCAATGGGGAAATCATGATTTACTATGGCTAGGTGCAATGGCAGGCTCAAAACTATGTATGTTGAATTTATTAAGAATTTGTGCAAGATATAATAATTTAAATATTATAGAAGATGCATATGGCATTAATCTACGTCACCTATCAAGATTTGCTGAAGAGCAATATGAAGATAATCCTCAGTTTAGACCTAAGTTGACCAATGGTGATGGGTATAGATTCAACGGCGAAAAGCTACAAATTACGCAAATTCATCAAGCTGTTGCGATGATGCAATTTAAGCTTGAAGGGCAAGTTATAGCTAGAAGACCAGAATTGGAAATGGATGATAGAGATTTACTTAATAAGATAGATTACAAGAAAAATGTAATTAGCTTAAATGGTAAAGAATATCCGTTACAAAATACTTGTTTCAACACAGTAGACCCTAAAAATCCTAGTGAATTAACAGATGAAGAAAATGCGATTGTAGATGAATTATTAATTTCCATTCAACATTCTACAAAATTAAAACGTCATCTAGATTTCATGATGAATAAAGGTAGTATGTACCGTACGTATAATGGCAATCTCCTATTCCATGGATGTATTCCTGCAGATGAAGAAGGAAATTTCTGTAGCTTAAAGATTGGTAGTAAAGAATATTCTGGCAAAAAATTGTTTGATTTTTCTGAAAAAATGATTCGAAAAGCTTACTCTAAGCCAAATGTAAAAGATGATTTTGCCACTGATTTTATGTGGTATTTATGGCAAGGAGCTCTTTCCCCACTGTTCGGTAAGAAATCTATGACTACTTTTGAACGTTATTTTATTGCAGATAAAGCTTGTCATGAAGAAGTAAAGAATCCATATTATAAATTAAGGGAAAATAAGGATTTCTGCATCAAAATTTTACAAGAATTTGGATTTGCTGGCGATGATACTAATCATATTATCAATGGTCATACTCCAGTTAAAAGGGGACATAATGCAATCTGCGCAGAGGGTTATATGTTGGTAATTGATGGAGGATACTCCAAAGCCTATCAGCCAACAACAGGGATCGCTGGATATACATTATTGTATAATTCATATGGCTTGCAACTAGTTTCGCATCAACCATTTACTTCAAAACAAGATGCTATTAGAAGCGGGAAAGATATCGTTTCAACGGTTCGAGTGGTAAAGCATGAATTACAACGAAAATCAGTTGCGGATACTGATATTGGTGAAAATATTAAAGAAAAAATTAGAGTTTTGTATAATTTATTGAGAAATTATGATTAGAATAAAACATCATCTCAGAGCTAATTTGAGATGATGTTTTTTTGATGAAAATAGTTGTTATAAGTAGCATTAACACACTTAAGAATCTGATGTTGTTGTTTTAAAACTAAATGGAATTAATGGCGATTAATGAGATTTGTAAAAAGCAGTGTTATTTTAACTATAATTATGAACTTAACATTTAATCAACATTAAGTTATTTTTTTGTTGATAAAATTCTCGGAATATATTGTAAAAGTGTACCATATGAGATATGATTAAATTATAATAGAAAAACGTTTGCAAAAAATATTTTTTAAGTTTTTTGTTATGTTTTATTTTGTATTTTTGATCGATTGATATAAGTGACTTATTTAACAAAATCTGAGAAAAAATAAAATTAAATTTAAAAATAGTATTGATTTATTGTAGATATGATGTTATTTTATAAGTGTAATATTTGTGAATTAATTCACGATAACATAATTATATTTGTATCGTTTATTAATGGTTAAATATTAACTTATAGTTTATTTAGCTATAGTAGGAGGCTAAAGCAATGGTTAACAAGACAAACAACAAAGAAGAAGATGCTCGTGCATACACTGATGGTTTAGTAGAAAAAGCATTAAAAGCTGAACAAGAATATTCTACTTTCTCACAAGAACAAGTAGATAAAATTGTTGCAGCAGCTGCTTTGGCAGGTTCAGAAGCTGCTTTGATTTTAGCTCATGAAGCAGTAGATGAAACTGGACGTGGGGTTGTAGAAGATAAGGATACAAAGAACCGTTTCGCAACTGAAAATGTCTATAATGCTATTAAGAATGATAAAACAGTTGGTGTAATTGAAGAAGATAAGATTAAAGGCGAAGTAAAAATTGCAGCTCCACTTGGTGTTTTAGCAGGTATTGTACCTACAACAAACCCAACATCAACAGCAATGTTTAAGTCATTATTAGCATTGAAGACTAGAAACGCAATTGTATTCGCTTTCCACCCACAAGCACAAAAATGTTCAGCACATGCTGCAAAGATCGTTTATGATGCAGCTGTAAAAGCTGGTGCTCCAAAGAACATTATTCAATGGATTGAAGAACCAAGTCTAGAAAAGACAACAGCTCTTATTCAAAATCCAAAGATTGCTTCTATTTTAGCTACTGGTGGTCCAGGAATGGTTAATGCAGCTTTGAAGTCTGGTAATCCATCAATGGGTGTAGGTGCTGGTAATGGTGCTATCTACGTTGATCATACAGCACACCTTGACAGAGCTGTTGAAGATTTACTTCTATCTAAGAGATTTGATAACGGTATGATTTGTGCTACTGAAAACTCTGCAGTTGTTGAAGCTCCTATCTATGATGAATGGCTAAAGAAGATGGAAGAAAAAGGAGCATACGTTGTTCCTAAGAAAGACTATAAGAAGATTGAAGATTTCGTATTCAATGATAGACATGGTGTAAATGGTCCAGTTGCTGGTAAGCCAGCTCGCTGGATTGCTGAACAAGCTGGTGTAGAACTTCCAGAAGGTAAAGATGTAATGTTATTTGAACTTTCTGCTAAGAACATCGGTGAAAAGCTATCATCTGAAAAACTTTCTCCATTATTGTCAGTATATAAAGCAAAAGATCGTGAAGATGGTATTAAGACCGTTGCTGCATTATTAGATTATCAAGGTGCAGGCCATAACGCTGCTATCCAAATTGGTTCTCAATCCGATCCATTTGTAAAAGAATTTGGTGATAGAACTAAAGCAGCTCGTATCTTGGTAAATCAACCTGATTCCATTGGTGGTATTGGCGATATTTACACAGATGGCTTACGTGCAAGTATGACACTTGGAACAGGATCATGGGGGAAGAATTCATTGTCACATAATTTATCAACATCAGACCTATTAAATGTTAAGACAGTTGCTAAGAGACGTAACAGACCTCAATGGGTTCGTTTACCAGAAAAGATCTACTACGAAAAGAATGCTATCAGCTATCTACAAGATGAAACTGAAGATATCAACCGTGCATTCATCGTAGCTGACCCAGGAATGGTTAAGTTTGGATTTGTAGACAAAGTTTACGATCAATTAGCAGCAAGAGAAAATGAAGTTAAGACAGCTCTTTATGGAACTGTAAGACCTGACCCAATGTTAGGACAAACAATTGAAATTGCTCAACAAATGGCACAATTCGAACCAGATACAGTTATTGCTATCGGTGGTGGTTCCGCATTGGATGCTACAAAGATTGCTCGTTACATCTATGAATACTCCTTAGATCAAGAACCAGGATTCTTAGATAGCTACGAAAAAGTTAGTGAAGTATTTAAAGAATTACAACAAAAATTCGTTGATATCCGTAAGAGAATTGTTAAGTTCCATCACGCTAAGAAGACAAGAATGTTTGCAATTCCAACAACATCTGGTACAGGTTCTGAAGTAACACCATATGCTGTTATTACAGATGACAATACACATGTTAAGTACCCATTAACAGACTACGAATTGACACCACAAGTATCAATCGTAGACCCAGAATTTGTTATGACTGTTCCTAAGAGAACTGTAGCATTATCTGGATTGGATAGTTTATCACATGCTCTTGAATCATATGTATCAGTTATGGCATCTGACTTCACACGTCCATGGTCAATGCAAGCTATCAAGTTAGTATTTGAAAACTTGGAAGCTTCATACAACTACGATCCAAAACATCCTACATTGGAAGGTGAAAAGGCTCGTGAAAACATGCACTATGCTGCAACATTAGCAGGTATGGCATTTGCTAATGCATTCTTGGGTATTAACCACTCAATCGCTCACAAGACTGGTGGGGAATTTGGATTACCTCATGGTTTGGCAATTTCCATCGCTATGCAACATGTAATTAAATTTAACGGTGCTTCTGGTCGTGTAAAGCGTACACCATTCCCACGTTATGAAGTATATCGTGCTCAAAAAGACTATGCAGATATTGCTCGTGCATTAGGCTTGAAAGGTAACTCAGATGCTGAATTAGTAGATGCATTATGCAACAAGATTAACGATTTAATGAAGAAATTAGACGTTGAACCTAAGTTATCTGCAAATGGTGTAACTAAAGAACAATTTGAAAAAGCTCTTGATAAGATGGTTGATCGTGTTTACGATGATCAATGCACAACTGCAAATCCTCGTCAACCATACTTGAAAGAAATTCGTCAATTGTTGATCGATCAATTCTAATTATTTAGTAAATTGTAATTACCATTAATATCAATTGGGATATCTTATAACTATATGGTTGTAAGATATCCTTTTTATATTTTAAATAATTGAGGTGAGAAATCATGAATCGAATTACAGAAATGTTAGGAATTAAATATCCAATTATTCAAGGAGCGATGCAAGATGTAGCCAAAGCCGGATTGGTGGCAGCTGTTTCTAATGCTGGCGGGCTAGGTGTGTTAGCTTCAGGTCAAGATACACCTGAGCAGGTACGCGAAGAAATTCGAAAGGTAAAAGAATTAACTGATAAGCCATTTGCTGTTAACTTGATGTTTTTAAATAAGAAAGTTCCAGAAATCGTTGATGTTGTCATTGAAGAAGGAGTAAAAATTGTAACAACTGGTGCTGGTACACCTAAATTGTACATGCCTAAACTAAAGGAAGCAGGAATAAAAGTAATGCCTGTAATTCCAAACGTAAAAATTGCTAAAAAGATGGAAGAGCTAGGTGTAGATGCTGTTATTGCTGAAGGTATGGAGAGTGGAGGTCATATTGGAACTATGACATCACAAACACTCTGGCCTCAAGTTGTTGACGCTGTAAAAATTCCGGTTATTGCAGCTGGGGGAATTGCTGATAATCGTGGAGTGAAAGCAGCGATGGCGATGGGAGCTGAAGGTGTACAATGTGGTACAATTTTCTCAATTTCTAAGGAAAGTCCCGTTGGTGACAATTGGAAGAAAGTGATTATTGAATCAAAGGACACTTCTATTGGGGTAATTGGTACAAAAATGGGAGTAGCTAGCCGAACAGTTGTAAATAAGAAAGCTAAAGAGCTATATGGGTTAGAAGACAAAATGACTGATAAGTTAAAATTCAATCAATTATTAGATGAGGCATATCAGAAAGCTGTCTATCAAGATGATGTAGAGAACGGGATAATATTTGCTGGTTCAGTCGCTGGAATGATTCATGAGAGCAAGAGTGCTGCAGAAATTATTTCTGATTTAATGAGGTAGTAGGTAAGCTAAAAATAATATTGAAATTGAAGAATTGTTAAGGATAAATTTTGTCCTTAACAATTTTTTTATAGAGATTATTTGTTACAAGAATAGTTTAATGTCTAGCTACCATAACAGTCGCGAAGCATGTGCTTATATTCAAGGCAAGGTAGTCAATATAGTTCCAACTAATGATCCCAATTATAATGACAAGTATGATTCAATCTACAATCACGGTTACGGTGAACCAGCTGGAACATTAGAAATTAACTGCAGGCACAAATTATTTCCATTTACTCCAGGTGTCAATGTAAATAACATGACCCAGTATAATCCTAAAGAAGCAATTAGAAATGGTAATTTACAACAAAAGCAACGTTATTATGAACACTCAACTAGAGATGCTAAGAAACGTTTAAAAGTTGCTGAAGAATTAGAAGATGAGCAGATGATAGCTCGCACCAAAACACTAATTGCAGCACGTCAAAAGAAGTTAAGAGAATACATTAAAGAAACTAACAAGATGTATGGCAAGAAGTATGATATTTTGACTAGGGATTATGTTAGGGAACAAGTGGATACTAAATATTTAAAGAATGATAAGAAAATATTTTTGAAGAAACGATTGACTATGAATATAGATAAGCAAAATGTCCACTTGCAAGGTACAATGGAGTATAATAGACGTGTAGAACAAGGTAAAGATCCTAATTATAAGTATTATGGTACACTTTACTATTTCTATCAAAAGATTAGATGAAATAGTAAAAGAGAATATAACTCTCTCTAAGATAGGAGACAGATTTCAATTTATAGATGCTAATGAAGTTGTAGGTGTCTATAAAAGGGGTGATATAGTTGTAGAAACTACACGTATGAGAATTGCACAATCTAATAAGGGATATCATACAATTCCAGTTGTGCCGAGGGAGTTGAAGAATAATGAAAATAAATAAAGATACTAATCTTTGGGATGTTATGGATGCATTCAACTGGAAGTGGTGTATAGTTACTTTAAAGAATGGTAAGAAAATTAAATTATACGTTGTAGATGTAGATTATGAATCATTTGGATACGACATCATAATTTATAACTATACGGGTAGCAATTCTTATGGTAATTATATTGCATTTAGTGATATTGATAGTATTGAATTAGATAAGGATGGTGTAACACATGGCAAAGGATGATTATTATGTAATTGTGTTCCGTGTTTTAACATATCTGTATAATTGCTTAAAGCAAGATGAGGTAGTTGATATGCAAAAACTCACACCTGAATATTTAGGTATTAATCAAAGATATTTTGGATATATTTTTGATACTCTAGATGATGAGGGCTTAATTCTTAATAAAGCATATTATGAAGATATGCTTGGAAAACATTTAGAGTCTGATATTATGGTTAGTCCTAAAGGTATTTCATTCTTGCATGAGAATAGCACTATTGCCAAAGTTAAGAATTCAGCTAAAGGAATTCTTGATATTATCGGTGATATTCCTGGATTATAACATTCCGACCTGAGTAAGTCGAAAAACTGCTTTTTTTGTATGCAATCAATCAGCGTGGAGCGTTCCACGTAAAATAAAAACGATAGGAGAGATTGACATGAAACGTGAAGATTTGAAGAATTTAGGTTTGACTGATGAACAGATTAAAAAAGTGATGGCTGAACACGGTAAAGATATAACCAGTTTACAAGAAAAAGTAAATGGTTTAACTAATGAACGTGATGGTTTGAAATCACAACTTGATGAACGAGATCAACAGTTAGTTGATTTACAAAAGAATTCTAAAAATGTTGATGATTTAAACGAACAAATTAAACAATTACAATCTGACAATAAGAAAGCTAATGAAGAATGGCAAAATAAATTAGCAACTTAAACTAAGAATTTTAAAATCGAAACAGCATTACGTGAAGCAGATGAAGAAGAATTTGAAACATTGGTCGAAGTAATGTCCGCTAAGGTTAAAGAAGATAGACCAGTCTCATCAAGAGAAGCATTAAGACGCTTATGGGGAAAGTAAAATATGGTATAATAATCATATGAGAAAGTCCCGGAGGTGAGATATGAAGAAAATGTATAACTGGTTAAAAAAAGACGATCGTTTTTGGTGGATACTAATAATTACAGTAATACTAGCTATAATTATTGGCACGATGTTCTTCTGGGACTGGATGTGGAAGCATATTTATATTTGGATTTTTCTTTATATTAGCCTAAGTATAATAGGTAATGTGAGACCATATTGGCGAAGATGAGTAAACTATATTTTTAGATTATTAAAAGTCAACTGAAAAAATGAAGTGCCTTACAATCGCTAGACTTTGTCTAACAATTGTAAGGCACTTCAAATAGTGTCATTTAATAATAAGTTGAGTGAGAAAATAAAATCTAGTAGAAAAAAGTTAATTGATTATACAGTTAAATTCTCTACTGTTTTATCAGGAGTAATGCCTATTATCAAAGGTATAGGAGCTGCTACAGTTGACGGAGCTCAAAAAGCTAGTGATTTACAAAATGCTTATGTTAAGACTTTTAATTTGCTAACTACTGGTGGCGAAAAGGCTGCAGAGGCTACTAAAAATGTAGCTAAAATGCAGGCAGAAGGCAAAGAAATGTCTGTACAGTATGGTGTCAGTCAACAAAAGATTGCTGACGGTGGTTATTCATCTTCACAAGCACTCGGTTCAATGAAAACAATGCTACAGCCAGTGTAGCGTCAAGTGAAGATTTTAATGACGTTGTACATAATTCTACTGCGGCATTAGAAGTTTTTGGAGAAAGTAGATATAACAAAGAAGATGGCGACAAATACTAAATATATTAATGAAGTATTTCATTTAAATAAATTCATACACAGTGTTGATTTGAATTTATATTATCTATATAATTTTATTTAAATATTTAATTCGTGCAATATTTTTCTCAGATTTTAGAAATTCTTTGTATTAATTGTTGTAACCGTTAACACTAAAATAAGAATTGTAATAAAGATATAAAGTTATTGGAGGAATTCTTATGAGTGAGAACTGGTTGAACTTAAATGAAAAGGTGTACATTGTAACAGGTGGTTCTTCTGGTATTGGGGAAGCAATTGTAAAAGAATTATTAAATGACGGCGCATATGTATATGATGCAGATTTGCAACCAGCTAAGGAAGAACATGATCATTTAACATTTGTAGAGACAGATGTAACAAATAAAGAACAAGTTGATGCATTAGTTGCTAGAGTTATTGAAGAACATGGACATATTGATGGGGTTGTAAATAATGCAGGTATTAACTTGCCTAGGTTATTAGTAGATGCTAAGGAAAGTAATAGTAAATATGAATTAACTGAAAATGATTTTGACAAGATGTTCAATGTCAATGTAAAGAGTGTATTTTTAATGTCACAAGCTGTTGCTCGTCAATTAGTAAAACAAAAATCAGGTGTAATTGTTAATATGGCTTCTGAAGCTGGTTTGGAAGGTTCACAAGGACAAAGCATCTATTCAGGAACTAAAGCAGCGATTGTAGGTTTAACACGTTCATGGGCAAAAGAATTAGGTGAATTCAATGTTCGTGTAGTAGGTGTAGCTCCTGGAATTATGGAAGCAACAGGTTTAAGAACACTAGCTTATGAAGAAGCTTTAGCATATACAAGACACAAAACGGTTGAAGATATCCGTGCAGGATACAAGAGTAAGAGTACTACACCATTAGGAAGAAGTGGTAAATTATCAGAAGTTGCTGATTTAGTTGCCTACTACTTATCAGACAGATCAAGTTATATAACAGGTGTTACAACAAATGTTGCCGGAGGAAAATCTCGCGGATAG